ATTTAGCTGGTTACTCCTCCGTGTCTATATGAATTGAGATATCATCTGGCAATTCTTCTGGGTTCTCTAAATCAATTGGGAACAAACACGGGTGTAATTCTTCTTCTACAAGGTATCCATAATATTGATACATCTCATCATCATTAAATGTACGATGTTTATCTGCTTCTTTAATTAACTCTTGATCTTCTAAATGACCATCAGGTAATTCGTCAAAGGTGAAAGGCATTCCATTGATGAAATACATTTTGACAATCATACTTCCACCACGAAACCAACAGCAGTGAGTGGTTATCTTGTATTTCATTTATTTATCTGAAGTAATTGCTAAATCCGCATAAACAATCATGCATGGTTCAAGCATTTTGTCGCAAACTTCCAAAACTCTCATAAATTCATCAATATCATCACATGCAATTATCTTATCATCTCCGTTGTCGCTTTTTAATTTAAAGGTTCTAGAACAGATGTCAACTACAACCTCGAATACGAAATCATCCATGTCCTGATAATACATTATTCTTATTATAGCATATGTATAAAAATAGGCAATACTACGTTTTCATTATCCAACAGAGAGCATAGTAAGGTGGTCTGTTCTCGTGAGAATTTCCACTTCCATTAGAACCAGTAGTACCACTAACAGGATGACTGTGTGAAGCATCAAAATCAACACCAGCAGTAGGACTATTGGAAGAACTTCCCGTTACAGGTGAGTTTCCAGTATTTTTCTTTGAAAATACACCAGTAGCACCACCAGCCACATTATAGCATTCTGATATTTTTGTGATGTCACCTGTTAAAGATATCTGTGACGCTGCTAATGATCCATCTCCATGAGTGTGAGATGGCATCTGTGCTGTTGTAAGAGTTACAGAATCAGAACCACCAGTATTGCCAGGTGAGTAGTTAGCACCAGTACCAGCACCCACAATGAATCTACTTCTTAAATCAGGTGTACTATTTGATCCATTACATAGTACCCATCCAGATGGAATTGATGCTTCACTTCCTGACCATGCCACTATAACACCAGCAGGTAAAGAAGCATCTGTACCTGATGGACCTGGAGGTCCTGTGGGACCTGTTGAACCACCTGAACCTGAAGGACCTTGAGGACCTGTGGGACCTGGTGGACCTGCTGAACCATCTGCACCAGGAGATCCTTGTGGACCTGTAGGTCCAGTGCCACCAGTGGTACCACCTTGCCCTTTCTGTCCTTTATCTCCTTGAGGACCTGTAGGACCTGTTGCACCTTGAGGACCTTGAGGACCAACTGCACCCTTATCACCCTTCGCACCAGTAGGACCTGTATCACCTTGAGGTCCTTGTGCACCTGTATCTCCTTTTTGTCCTTTAACTCCTTGTGCTCCTTGAGGACCTGTATTTCCTTGAGGACCTGTGGCACCTTGAGGACCTTGAGCACCAGTCGCACCTTTTTCTCCTACCTCACCTTTATTACCTTTCTGTTCAACATCACCTTTTTCTCCTTTTTGACCTACAGATCCAGTTAATCCTACTTCACCTTTTTGACCTTTCTCTCCAACTTCACCTTTTGCACCAGGATCGGGTACACGATTCCAAGCGTACCCATTCCATCTCCACGTTATATTACCAACAGAAAAGGTATCACCACTATTCGGATTGTTTGGAAAATCTATAGCCATGATTTATTTATTGAATTACACACAATATACAGCACTGTCATCTACTTTATCATGAAAAAAGTATACTTGATTTTTTCTTCTCTCTCCATTAAAGTATCTGTTAGTCGATATATCCATGCCATGAAGAAACTTTAAACCATCAAAAAATACAAAACGATTATATTTTGGTTCTAAAGTTTTGAGCAATTCATAATCAATTTTAGATCTCCACGGTGCATGGTGTTCATTTACAATCATATTATCTTTAATATCAGTCGTTTCATTTGAATATAAATTTGTACCACCCTCTTCAGTGAAATAGACTATGCCAGTGTATCCATAATCTCTATGCGGCCACCAATAATTATCTTGAAAATTGTTAAAATCTTTACTTTCATCAATATCCCTAAACGTTGTAACATTAGTGTATATCTCAGGTTTAAAAGGCATATCATTAATTAACTCACCCAAAAATAAATAATTATCAATCACTTTCTCATCAAAATCCGTAAATCTACGATCTTCAAAATGTATTCCATTGTACGATGGTTTTTCAGTTATCTTCCACAAACAATCTCTTCCTTCCTGATAAGGTTTTTCAAAAATATAATGGTAAACTTTTTCAGGATGTTTATAAAAATTATCAATTGTATATATTGCTGAGTCATCAAGATACTCGACCTCAACATTTTTATTGTTTAATTCAAAAATATTCATTGTTTCTCAACGTAATACCAAGTGACCGCCACTCTTTTCTTACCAGATGTAACAGGTTCACCTGCGTGAGGATAACACCAGTTTGATGGAAATATTAAAGCAGACCCCACTTTTGGTTTAAATGCGTCATTATAAAATAATGTTCTACCACCTTCAAAATCACTTGAAAGATATAATATGATTGATATTGTTCTGTGATATTCTTGTCTATTCTTTTCATCAGCTACATCATGATGAAATTTATATTCCTGTGTTTTCTCATAATCTAGTATTTGTATACCCTCTCTCCAAGAATTTGTTTCATATCCACCTGGAACTGGATAGTATTGAAAATTACTATGAATTTTAGATACTTTTTCTTTATACTCGTCTAATCCAGCATTTAATTTAAGATGAAGGTTTTTAGTTAGCTCATGATCATCATATAAAGTACACCCTATACTACTTCTTAGATTAGGATTAGTTCTTGGATTTTTATTTTCTCCCTCACCAAATACAGTGCTTTTTTCAAATTTAAGAGTATCAATATAATTATTTAAATTTTGTACCTCGGTTTCAGATAATATTTCAATTGTTTGTATTAATTCATTCATAATGTTGTAAATAATTATTCAAGATTGTATGAGAATCACTTTAAATTTAGTGCATCGTTATTTCTGTCAGGTGAAGTTTCAAAAGGCGGTATCCATTTATGAGTTGTATCACCTACAGTTGTTCCAATACCAACTCCCTCTGAATTATATATCCAACCTATTCCACCGTCACCAGGATGTTCAACACAATAATGTCCAGTAGGAGGTTGCCACTCATTTGTGTCACCTGACCACATAATAATATTTACAACTTCATTTGTTGTGCTGTTAATAAGATTGTACTTTGCCATTACATTTCTAAAATAAAAACAATTCCCGATGCACCACTACTACCTGGAATATTACGTCCATAGGCTCCACTGCCACCTTGTCCATAGTTACGCCACATATATTGTATTCCTCCTGCTCCACCACCGTAACCACCATGACCAGCTTGACCAGATTGTCCACCATTACCACTAGCAGTCAACTGACAGTTGCTTGAACCACCGCCACCTCCAGGTGAATTATTGCGGTTTCCTCCTCCACCACCATTTCCATAGCAAGTCTGTCCACTTCCATGAGGATCGACATAAGATTGCCCACCTCCTCCTTCGCTTCCACCACCGCCACCAATTGAGACATTGAAGTGACTACCCATTTGTGCCGAATCAAACATATTAATTCCTAATCCACCAGATCCACCACCACCAGAAACACCAGCCCATCTTCTTGCTCCAAATTGTGTTCTACCACCACCACCTCCTCCACCTATCATGAAGCAGAGATACTTTGCGGTATTAGATGATACAGCAACACTATTGGCACTACTAGTCCATACTCTAAAGTTTGCTGCAGAAGTACTATTACCAGGAGGACCTGTAGGACCTGGACCACCACTCGAACCACCTGGACCTTGTGGACCTGAAGGACCTTGAGGACCTGAAGGACCTTGAGGACCTGTATTACCTTGAGGACCTTGTGCTCCAGTTGCACCTTTTTGACCTTGAGGACCTGTGCCACCTTGAGGACCTGTACCACCTTGAGGACCTGTTCCACCTTGAGGACCTTGAGGACCTGTTGAACCTGTATTTCCTGTTTGTCCCTTTTGTCCTTTACTACCAGTCGATCCAGTGCCACCTTGAGGTCCTTGAGCACCTTGAGGACCTTGAGGACCTGTTGAACCTGTGTTTCCTGTTTGTCCCTTTTGACCTTTATCTCCCGTAGAACCAGTATTACCTGTACCACCCTGCGGACCTTGTGCTCCAGTTGCACCTTTCTGACCTTGAGGACCTGTAGATCCTGTTACACCCAATTCACCTTTTTGTCCTTTATCACCAGTAGAACCAGTATTACCTGTACCACCCTGCGGACCTTGCGGACCTGTAGCTCCCTGAGGTCCTGTTACACCCAATTCACCTTTTTGTCCTTTATCACCAGTAGAACCAGTATTTCCAACGTTACCTTGAGGTCCTGTAGAACCTTGAGGACCTGTGTTACCAGTGATACCTTTTTGACCTTTCTCTCCCTTCTCTCCTGTATCTCCTTTTTGACCTTTTGGACCTTGAGCACCTTGAGGACCTTGTGCTCCAGTTGCACCTTTATCTCCTGTAGCACCAGTTACACCTATTTCACCTTTTTGTCCCTTATCACCAGTAGGTCCCACCACTGTAGATCCTTCACCTTTTTGTCCTTTCGTTCCAGTCGCATTATTTCCATCCGCACCAGTGTCACCTTTTTGTCCTTTGTTTCCTTTTGCTTCTACATCTCCTATGTTTCCTTTATCTCCTTTCTGTCCTATCTCACCTTTCTGACCCTTTGTTCCTTTCTCACCCTTTTGTCCCTTATCTCCCTTATCTCCTTTTTGTCCTTTATCACCTACTTCACCTTTTTGTCCTTTTTGACCTGTATCACCTGCGAGTTTGATATGTGCAGTATCACCATTTACAGTAATAGAGTTACCTGTACCAACAAATCTTAAATTTGTAATACCAGTTCCAACAACTAATCCTTCAGATTGAATACCTACAGCAGAAACAAAGTTAGAACTACTACCTGTTAAACCCTGTCCACTTCCTCTAAATGTGCCACCAGAAGCATGAAATCCAGAACGACCCGTGACAATACCAATCGCATCTACATTTGCTACATCTTCATATGTTAATTTACCAGCAACAGTCATATCACCAGTAATGTTCGCTGATGTAAATTCAGCATTTAAAGGTAGTCTTGCAGCATCAAGTCTTCCTGAAGTAATTAATGATGCTGGTATTTTTAATCCTGACTTCGCATTTCTACCAGAGTCAAGAACTCGATTACCGCCAATATATAATTCGTTTGCTCTAATACCTTTTCTATTACCTGTTTTATCTACAACTTCTAAATCACCACTAGAATCTTTTTTTAATTTTGTTTCTCCAAGATTAATTGAATCATCAGAAGGATCAATCGTAATTGAACCCGTACCAATTGTCAATATACCCGTTACTCTCGCATCGCCAGTTACAACTAAATCTTCACCAAAAGTCGTGCCACCACCAACATGTAATTTGGCAACTGTCGTGATACCTGCTGAAAGATCACTTATACCTACTCCTGCGACAATCGGACCACTGAAGGTTGATGCTGTAACCACACCAGCAAATACCGCTGCACCTGAATTATAAATTGTCGCACCATGACCTATTGGTGTATCTGCACCAAGAATATTGATATGTGCTACTTCAATACCAATATTATGTACGTTACTTGTTCCAGTTTTAAAATTAGATGCAGTCGCAATTCCAGTTAGAGTTATGTCTTCACTAACTATGTGAGACTCCGTGTGAATACCAGGACCTGTAATTTGTGATATATCGTTCAACGACATTTGTTACGAATTATGCAATATAATGTATTTATATATGTATCGGTTATTATAATTCTTTCCAACTTGACCCGTTATAATATTCAATTTTATTTGTGTCAAGATTATATATCATTGAACCAGTCATAGTTGTAAGTCCGACTTTTTCATCTGTAAAAAACATAGGTGGAACTATCTGCCCATCACTTCCAATGCCTGTTCTTCTAATTTGTTCCATAATTTTTAATTATTTATTGAAGATTAATTGGGTTTCATTTCCATAACAAATAAGTAACAATTTCTGACAATAGCATATGAAGCTGCGTTATTCCTCTTCCATTGAATACTATAAGTTCTAGTTGTACCGCTACCAACATCAATGACTACATCACCAAAACCAGCCCAGCTACTGGAAGTATGACTACCACCAGTGCTTCCAACACCAAAACTACCACCAGTTAATTGAATTTGAGCCTGTGCATTATTACCAGAACCAGAAAATATTTCACCACGCCAAACTATTAAAATGTGTGAACTACTATCTACGCCACTTAATGTTAATGTAAGTTTAGTATTCCAACCAGTACCAGAATAAACATATTGCTGAGACGTATTTTCTGCTTTTTTAATTTGTGGTACGGTGGCAGGACCAGAAGGACCTGTTGGACCTTGAGGACCTGTTGAACCTTGAGAACCTTGAGCACCTTGAGATCCTTGAGGACCTGTGGGTCCTGTAGGTCCAGTTGCTCCTTGTGCTCCTTGTGATCCTTGAGGACCAGTTGAACCTGGTTCACCCTTAACTGCACCTGTGTTTCTCTTCCACGATATTCCATTCCAAGTGAATGTTATACCGTTCGCTGAATATGTTTGTCCATTTGAAGGACTATTAGGGAAGTCGAAAGATGCCATAATTTTATTTATTAATTTGCATGTGATTTCTTAGTAGTGCTAATTCCTCTGCTTGTTTCTCATTCTGTATAACATAAGGTTCTATTATATTATCTCCAATACATCTTTGATCATCAACATAATACCAAGTTACTATAACTCTTTTTTTTCCTGATATCACTTTAGTTCCAGAATGAGGAAAGCACCAATTAGAGGGAAAAATGAGACCATATCCCGCTGCTGGTTTATATTTTTTATGTACAAATGCAGTATATCCACCCTCAAATCCTTCACTTAAATATATGATAATTGCTATTTTACGATAAAACTCCTTTGCACCTACCATCGAAGACTCATCTACATGAAAAACAAATTTTTGATCTTTAACATAATCTAATACTTGTATTACTTCTCTATGTGAAGTTGTATCTTTACCGCCTGGCACTGGATATGAATCAAAAATTACATGCTCATTTATTAAATTATCCCGATATGTGAGCAACACATCATTCATTCTTTCATGAATAAAATTAGCAACTTCAGAATTATCTTGTAAATATAGACCCGTGCTTGAACGAATTGATTTCTCTATTCTAGAACTTCCTGTCTGTCCATCTGTAAATCCAACAGGACATCCACTAAACTCCATCTTATCTATTTTTTCATTAAGATATTTTAATTCATCATCACTGAAGAATTTTAATTCTTGTATCAGTTGGTGCATTAATTAATATTCTCCTTTCTTAAAAGAGTTCTTAACACTAGTAATACCAACATACCATGAACCAGTGGTAGCTGCAACACCAAGTTTACCATCTGCCATATCTCGATATAGCATATCTAATTGTTGTTCTATATCTGGATAACCAGCAGTCAAACCAATCCCAGTTCTACGGTAAGACTGATAAGCATTTTGTTTCTCTAATGCCTCTATTTCTGCAAGAGCAGTATCAATCTTAGATTGTTCTAGTACAATTTCATTATCATCCTTATCAAAAGCCCCTCTCTCATCATCGACAAGTATAGCTTCAGGATATGCTCGATATACTGCCTGAAAATTATATGGTGGTTGATATACGCTCATAATTAATTAATTTTAATTTATTTATTGTACCAAGAAGTATTATTTGATGAGTCACCACCACCATAAAATCCTGTAGGTACAAAATTAAATGCAAGTGAGTACCTTATATCATTAGTCGTATTTTCATTTGGTTTATGCATTATGTAACTTGGAAAAAATATTAACAAATTTTTTTGTGGTTGTATTGCCCACTCCTGAAAGTTTATTGGTGTATCTTCTTCGTTTTCAATGTAAAATTTTTCTAATTGTGATAAGGGATTGCGAAGACTTAATGTGCTTGATTCATCTGTATAGTCACTAAAATATAGTAATCCACTGTAGAAACAATTACGATGGTCGTGCACTACAGTCCTAGTTCCTTTTTTTAATTTTGTTATCCAAGACGTTGATATATCAAAGTCACCACATTTTTTTAGTAACTGTTCATTAAATTCATAAAATTTTTGAATAATTAATTTCTTAATATTAGGGTACTTTTCCAACACTCTTTTATCTAAAGATGAAACATTTACATCCAATATGTCAGGATTATTATGCTCAAAAAAATCAAAATCATCTGGATTTATTTCTGAAGTGTCCTCATCTAAAACCATAGCACCCATGACAGATGCAAACATCATAAGTTCAAATTGTTTCATGAAAAATTAAGCTTCTAATTCCATTGCAGTAAGTGAGCAGGGTGCTTGTGCAACATTACCCCATCCAGTGGTATAACTTCTTCCTAAAGTTAGATACCAAGAATATGATCCACCATGATTTGCTCCTTGAACTAACACACGATACTGCACTTGTTGAGTTGTTCCAGGACTATCAAGATATTCGTGTGCTAAAAGACAGATATCCTGATTACCACTTGTTTGTGCACCACCTGTGATATAAGTATAAGTGTTATTACTTGGTCCACCTGGTACGCTAGGTATTAATGGTATTGATCCTTGACCTTGATTACCTTGAAAAACTGTGCTCCAACCACCACTACCTATTCTTCTTTGTAAATATGATGCAAGTCTACTTCTGTTTGTAGTTGATGTACCAAAACTAGCTCCTGATCCACCACAATAAACAAAGTATCTTACAAGTATTTTATTACTATTATCGTTAGGTGTCAAACTTGTTAGTAATCCAACATCTACAGTTGAGTTGTAATATCTAAGAGACCAAGCACCTGTTTTTGTATTTGTAGCAACATTTCTTATAGATCCGTTGAATGAAGTTGGACCTGTTGGACCTTGAGAACCTGTAGGACCTTGGGGTCCTGTTGGACCTTGAGGACCTGTATTTCCTTGAGGTCCTGTAGGACCTGTAGGACCTGTGCCACCACCCGCACCTGCTTCACCTTTTTGACCTTTATCACCTCCAGTGCCAGATGGACCTTGAGGACCAGTTGGACCTGTGACACTATTCCCTACTTCACCTTTTTGACCCTTAGTGCCTCCTGTACCAGATGGTCCTGGTGCTCCTGTTGGACCTTGACCACCTGAAGTTCCTATTTCACCTTTTTGTCCCTTAGTGCCTCCTGTTCCTTGAGGACCTTGAGCACCAGTGTTTCCCTTATCACCTGTTACACCAATTTCACCTTTCTGACCTTTTTGTCCAACTTCACCTTTTTGTCCTTGTCCACCAGTACCACCTAATTCACCTTTCTGACCTTTATCACCTTTATCACCAATTTCACCTTTTTGCCCTTTGTCACCAGTTACACCCTGCGGTCCTACTTCTCCTTTTGTTCCTTTATCACCTGTTACACCAATTTCACCTTTCTGACCTTTTGTTCCCGAACCAGCTGGTAGTTTCCACGCACTACCATCCCACACAAAAGTTACACCATTCTCTGTAAAGGTATCATTAGTATTTGGACTATTTGGAAAATTAACTGCCATGATGATATTTATTTAAGATTTCATGATGTAACAAAGAGCATAATAAGGTGGTCTATTTTCATGAGATTGTCCTCCACCAGTGTCACTTGTGATTGGTTTCCTATGAGTTCCTCCAGTATGAACTTGTCTATAACCTCCAGCCGTTTGCCAAGTGCCATGTGTGCTTGCAAATTCAGCTAATACATCAACATTATGATCATGTGAAGGTATTTCATTTATAGAAAGAGTTACTTGCTCTGCACCACCAGAATTGCCAACAGAATAATTACTATTACCAGCACCAGTTCCATCACCAGCACCAACTACAAATCTAGCTCTTAAATCTGGTGTGCTATTATTACCATCACAAAGATACCAACCAGAGGGTATTGCATTTGCTGCACCAGACCATAAACCTATAAAACCTGAAGGGATACCAGTTGAACCAGAAGAACCTGCAGGTCCTTGAGATCCTTGAGCACCTTGAGGACCTTGAGCACCTGTAGCACCTTTTTCTCCTTTTGCACCTGCTCCGCTAGTATTAACCCACTGTGATGAACTTCCATCATTATAATAAACATGTAAATCTCCATCATCACTATCATACCATAAATCACCAGCACTAGCCGAACCTGGTGCCGATGCTGAGATTGCAACTGAAGTATTTGTTGAGGGACCTGCTGGACCAGTCGGACCTGTAGGTCCTGTAGGTCCTGTAGGACCTGTAACTGAATTACCTGATGGTCCTGTAGGTCCTGTAGGTCCTGTTGGTCCTGTACCACCAGTTCCTCCAGTATCACCTTTATCTCCAGTGGGTCCTGTAGGTCCTGTAGGTCCTGTAGGTCCTGTTGGTCCAGTGGGTCCTGTTGATCCTGTACCACCAGTTCCTCCAGTATCACCTTTATCTCCAGTGGGTCCTGTTGGACCTTGTGCTCCTGTATCTCCTTTTGCACCTTGAGTACCTTGAGTACCTTGAGCACCTTGAGCACCTTGAGCACCTTGAGGTCCTGTAGCACCTTGTGCTCCCGTATCACCTTTCTGACCTTTATCTCCACCAGCACCACCAGTTCCAGTAGGACCTTGAGCACCTACTTCCCCTTTTTGTCCTTTAGTGGCAACACCTAGTTCACCTTTTTGTCCTTTATCTCCATCAGATCCTGCTCCTCCAGTCGTACCAACTTCACCTTTTTGACCTTTATCACCTGTAGCACCTTTCTCACCTTTGAGTGCTGCATTAGAAGTTATTGATACCCATTGATTTGAAGATCCATCAGCATAATAAACATGTAAATCAAAAGTGTCGCTTTCCCACCACAAATCACCATTACTCGCTGAACCTGGTGCTGTATCAGATATTGATACTTGTGCACCGCCACCTGCACCCCCTTCACCTTTTTGACCTTTATCACCTGTAGTACCTACCGAACCATCTACACCTTTATCACCTTTTTGCCCTACAGTGCCAGGTTCCCCTTTTGCTCCATCATTTCCATCAGTACCAGTAGCACCTTTTTGCCCAACACCAACTTCACCTTTTTCACCCTTATTACCCTGAGCTTCTACTGAACCTTTTTCACCTTTTTCACCGTTATCTCCTTTTTGACCTACGTTACCAGTATTACCTGTGGATCCTATTTCTCCCTTCTGACCTTTATCACCCGCAGGTCCTGCACCACCAGTATTAGTTGTTACCCATTGAGCACTATCACCATCTTGGTAATAAACGTACAAATCACCAGTGTCACTTTCCCACCACAGTTCTCCATTTCTAGCACCAGCAGGAGGATTATCGGTTATCGTAACAGGATTAACTGTAATTGTAGCAGCGATACCTGGATGTCCTGAAGGACTCTGAACACTAACATTTGCAGTGACAGCAGCACCAACAAAATTTAATTGTGTAATACTACTTGCACTTGATACAGGACTACCCTCATCAAATATACTAATCGCACCTGCAATAAGTCCACCACCAATAGGCACCCAATATCTTCTACCAGGAAAACCTGGTATAGCAACCAATTGGTATTGCGATCCTGCTGGAACTGCAGGTCCTATTAAAGGATCGGATAAGTTTGGTTCCGCTTGATCTAATGCAAGATATTTGTATCTATCCTCAGATAACTGATCCTGCGGTACTCTTTTGGCTCTACCACTTAGATACTTTGGCATATTACGACGTACTGTTCTCTAGGATACTAGCAATAAGTTCCATTTGTAATGGTGCGAAGAATCCACCTGAAGCACTTGCTCCTACATTCACACGTATTTGAGTTGTTGAATATATTGATACTGATAATACACCGTTGTTTAAATCAGATGTATTTACTGATGCTGGATCTGTTGATCTAGGATAAGCATGTTCAGTCGCACGGTTATCCATTGTACATGTAAATATAAGTGAATTATCTGTTATTGATATTGTGTCATTAGCTTGTAAATTATGTGTTCCTATCGTAAGAACAATCTCTCCCTCTGCGAGTGAAATACCATGAATAGTTTTTGTTCCTGGTCCACCGTTATAAACTGCGTCAGTAACATTAAATTTAGTTCCATTTGAAGGATTGCCATCTTGACTGTTCACAACTGTGACTGCATTATCTCTTGCCCTCTCAAAGTAATGTATAGCTGAATTATAAAAGTGTGGGTACCCTTTACTGCTGCCTACTACAGTTGAAAATTCTTTAACACCTGCGACTGTATCAACTGTATATGACTGTTGAGGATCTGGGAATATAGTTGTGGTAATACCTGTGCTACCTGAACATGTAAATGCAATACCACTTAAAGTAATAGGATCAGTCACACTGAAATTATGATTCGTTTTTGTAAATACAGTCGCTATACCAGATGGTTCATCATAAGTAACGTTTGTTATAATACCTACTCCCTCTTGTTTCCCTTGAATATAAATTTGATCTAAAACAAGAGGTGTTTTCTCTAATACTAATCTACCATCAATTAATATAACTGCATCATTAGGAGGTATCTCTGCGTCTTTTACTACTCTTATATCTCTTGTATTTCCTGTACTTCTTGAAGTTCTTTTCTGTGTAAATGTAACAGTTGGGTATGTTGTACCAATACCAACATTAGCAACTTGAGTATACAATAATAAAGCAGATGTACCAGTCGGAACCTCATACAACTTCTGCAGACCTGGTGCAACAGGAACTGCGATAGAAACAAATTTATTAACTGGTGCGATTGCCATATTATCTCAATGCTAAAATCAGTGGTGTAAGTTGTGCTTGGATTGCTCTATTAAAATCTCTTCCTCTTATGGTGGATGTTGTTTGGTCAATTGTCAATCCATCTCCGATTCTAAAGTTACCTTTTTGGTCGGTGCTGGTAAATGGAATCTGACCACCATTTATAGCAATCACTTCATTTTCAGGTATCGGTTTTCCACCTTGGAATGGGTTTGAGGTATTTATGTCTGTACCTGCACCGATATATTCAAATGAATGAGAACTGGTTATAATACGACTTAATCTTACAAACTTTACAGGTGTGGTATTAAAAATAGGATAAGGTATAAATTCGTTAAATGTGACTGTAGATATTCCTATGACTGCTGATGATTCAGTTGCCTCACTTACGGTGAATAAGATTGGATCTGTGTTTACTTTAAAAGTAGCATTTCCACTTGAAATATTTGCTGTTAGATTTTGAGTAGGTAAAAAATTACGACCACTATTGAGCACGTCAACTGAAGTTATAGTTCCAGCAGCACTAACATTAGGAGAAAATTCTGGAAGTATAGACTCAGGTCCTAAAGGTGACTGATTTAATGTTATTAGTGGAGGAGCACCAGCACTGTAATCACCATCATTTCCACCGTTGATGACCTCAATCGATCTTATAATTTGAAGAGGTGCTGAAACTGTATCTGTCGATGGACTATCATCATAATCATTCATATCCAAAACAAAATATACACCTTGACCATCAAAAGGTATTCTTATATTGTTACCACTATCTTTTGTATTTGTACTAATTACTGTATCTGCCTGTGCATCAGTCGTGCCTAAAGTTGTACCTGTGAATTCAATATCTCCATAACCATCAGCAACTAAACCTTTGATACCAAATGAACTGTTTGAGTTTGTTAGGTCACATTGTCCACCAGACGATACTCCAATACCTATCTCACAACCAATAGTGAAGATTGATACTAACTGTGCATATCCATTATTAGATATTGATACACCAATACCAGCTTCATTATATTGTGTAAATGAATCACACACCATAGATTTTAAATCTTGACCACCATTATTAGTTCCTGTAAAAGCAGCGTCAGCATGGTCTCCGTTTATTTTCATTCCAATACTACCAGTCATGAAGTTTGTACAGTTTCTCACGTAAGGAGATCTCCATCTACCAGCAGCACCTTCATTCGCAGGACCTAAAGGTGTGAATCCTGAAACTGCCTGAAAATCTAGACCTGCATTGACAGTCTCTTGAATTGGTGGAAATGCTACTGCACCACATCGTGGATGATTAGTGGTAATAGTTGCTCCAGCAAAACTTAAGTTTTCAATCAAACAACCTCTTCTTACATGAAATACATCTTTATTCGTATTGTTTGGTACGATTGTCACTAATCTTAAGTCTTCTCCTGTAATCGCAACGTCAGTTCTTAATCCAATAGGATTATTTTCAATATAAACACCTGACCTTACTTTAATTGTATCACCTTCTTGTGCTATGGCAGCTGCAGATGCGATAGTGTATTTCGCATCTCCCTCAAGTAATCCACTATTAGTATCACAACCATTTTTAGAAACCCATAATGTTCTCTTTGTTTGAACTCCTGATGGTCTCCAAGATACCCCTACACCAACTCCAGAAACATTGAAGGATGATAAACGGTAATCTGTTTTACAAGCACCAACACCTTGATCACCAAAGAAGTCTGTTAGTTGTGCATCTAATTCTAAATTACCTAAAATTTTTGCATTTTGACCGACATTTAAATTTTTAACTATACCAACTCCACCATCAACTACAAGTGCACCTGTAGTGGTACTAGTTGATTGGGTTGTATCATCTACATCTAGTCTACCAGCAAAAACACCACTACCACCTGAATTCAAATTTTTAGCTAAACCTAATCCTCCATCTATGACAACCGATCCAGTTGTGATTGATGATGACTCTGTTTGATCATCAACATCTAACCTTCCTGTAAATGTTCCTGAACCACCAATGTTTATATTTTTTTCAACACCAACTCCACCCTCAACAACTAAAGCACCTGAATCTTTAGATGTACTTTGAGTCACTCCATTTATCTTAGTATCATCACCTACATTTAACTTTTTAACTATACCTACACCACCATCAATTTGAACTGAACCACTTGTGGTTGATGTTGAATCAGTCGCATTATTAAATGTAACTACACCATCAACATCCAAATTTGAATTAAAAGTAACACCACCATCAACATTAAGAGCTGAATCAAAATCAACTGAAGAAGATACATGCAAGTCTCCACCAACATCCAATTGAGTAGATGGATTTGCCTGATTAATACCTACTCTAGATTGTCTGTAAATTGCTGCACCAGCACCAGTTCCTTGATGACCCCATAAGTCTTGTGTGAATATGGTTGATATACCAGTAATCTGACTTGGATCTTGTGCTGTTGCTTCTAAAGTATCAGTCCCTTGTCCAAAACTATTTCGTTGAACAAAATTCAAAACTGTAAATGATTGTGCAGCACCTACAGATGGAACATATACACCTTCATTCTGTAAAAATACACCCTCAGTTTCTACTGGTGTAAATGATACCCAACGAATACCATTTGCATCTCGATTCATGAAGAATCCATTTTGACCTGGTGAACCAGAAGAATCGTAAATATTTCTTGATACTCTTATACTTCCATCAAAATCAGCTTTAAGTTCTCCATGTGCACTGTTGTCTATCCCAAATGCACCAGGATTAGTAGACCCAATACCAAGTGTTCCAACACCAGTTATCACAAGTGAATTTGTTCCAGAACCTAGTTGAAATTTTTGATCTGGTTGTGTTGTACCAATTCCAACTAAACCAAATTCGTCAACTATAAATGATGTTTCTCCAATACCAACTTGGAATCTAGCATCAGGTTGAGTACTACCAATTCCAACTCTACCTCCAACTTGACCATCTGAATCTGATGTGCTTGATATCGCAACAAATACAGTTCCAGCAGCACCAACGTTATGTCTCTGATAGACAGTAAGGTAATCTACATCAACAGGACCAAAGAAACTTGATACTCCTGTAACAAAAAAATCATCATTTATAGTAACACTTTGAAACTGTTGATTCTCTGCAAAGGTTATATCAGCTGAATCTATATCAGCATATAGTTTACCATAGATGAATACATCATCAGTAAATTCAGCTTTCCTATTAAAATTATCTGTATCAGCAGCGTCATAATCAGGATATGGAACGTTACCTCCTTGAAATTTTGACATTATGCACTCCAGACACTTTCAGATACTTTTGTACCTGCAAATACTCCTCCCATCCAAGAGACTTCACGAACTCGTATCTTTCCATAAGGAGCTGTAAGATACATATTTGTTGATGTCATATTTACAGTATTATTAGCAATTACTCTAAAATCTCCACCTGCATTTATTTCTACATTTTTATCTGCATCTAAAATAATATTCTGACCTGTTACTCTGACATCCCCACTACTCATAGCTGTGATTGCTACATCACCATTAGCACCAGTTATATTAACACATACACCACCACCATCTACTTTATTACCGCCAATTATTTCTATACATTGATCATTGTACATATGAAATAACCCTCCTTGAGTCATACCAACTGTACTTGTATTTCCATCAGCACCAGAACCTAATAGGTCATAAACTACTGTTCCATTATAACCTAATTGCGGATTGCCAGAATCGATTCTAAAATGTGGACCAAAAGAATCGTACTGTCTACCTTCCCAATTGTTTTTTTCTTCTGCCATAGTTTTTATATCGTATTAATATTTATCAGTATCCTGAGTAACTCCCACCTGATCTCGAAGACCCGCTATCACTAGAAGTGTTATCAGGAACAGAAGTGTTACTCTGTCCAATCGTTTGCTGACTTGTGTTGTTAGTTGTGTTAGTTTGAATAGTGCTACTTGTAGTAGTCTGGGTTGTGGTGTTGGAAACATTTGTCTGTGAAATTGTTGCGGTTGATGTTCTACTTTGTTGAGGTGTGTCATATATTATGATGTCACTATCAGAGTGTTTTACACCTGTCATTTTAACACCATTAGACATGACGTGGAAAGGACCATAATAAGCCTCTCCATTTACATATCCTACTATTCCATCACGAGGACTAATACAATCAATAACTTGCTTGATTTCACCTTGATATTCTGGTCTAGGTGATATTTGTGCTTTAAGTACTGCACCCGAACCTGTAGAGGTTTGTATGGTAAGTTCTGGTAAATCAGTTACAGGTTCAAGATTAGATAATGCGGGATTAGGAGGGATAACATTCAATATTCTACCATCAAGATCTAAAAATGCGTTGTAAACATTTCCTTTATCATCAGATATAACATCATCGGGTGAATAATTTCTACCAGGATTAGCAACTACAACATGATCAACATTATAAACTGCATCAGATCCATCTTCAGATTCTATTAAAGGATAATTTTCTCCACCAGTCACAACATAAACATCCACTACTTGTTGATATGTTGAAGAATTAGGATCATAATCCACAACTGCTCTCGCAACAGCACCATATCCTTGATTACAATTATCTACAATCTCCACAAATGGAGGTGTTCGATAAGAACTACCACCATTGGTTAATTTAATTCCTATTAAACTTGCTGTCTGTGATGCAAATGCATCACCCACTACTGCACCTAATATTGGCATAGCAGATGCTCCTTCTCCTCCACCACCAAACATGTTAATTTTAATACCAGAGCAATTTAGAGGAGGTCCTGTGTAACAATCACTTAATTGACTACTAAATCCAGGTGTGCTAACATCAGGTCTCATAAAGTCAAATATACCAAGATTTCCTAATATTCCACCAGGACTACCTGCTGCTTCTTGAAGTTCCTGAGCTGCGTTAGCAACACTTAATATTGCATCCGCTGTTGTTCCTATGATGTTTTTAGGACCCTTACCTATGACCCATTGATTTGTTTTTGCACCCAATCCCTCTCCAGCACTGGGCAATTCACAATCAAATGCAGAAGCTATTCCTAACAAACCCTCTGCATTTGATCTTAACATATCCACTAAATTTCCATCAAATATTTTTGACACTCCTTTCATTAAACCGCCAAGTTGATCATTTATATTACCAATAATATCATTAAATAATGCACCAATAAATTGATCTCCTATACATGAAACAAAATTCTTTACATTGTCAAGTAAACCTGTTAATAAATTACGTACTGAACCAAATAAATTATCAGTTATATTTTTAATAGCACAAGGCAAGAAATTTTGTAATGCTTTTACAGGACCAACCATAGCAGTTTGTGCTATTGTCCCTGCCTTTTTTGCTATCGCTCCATTTTGAGTTGCTAATAATATTTTACCATATACGTCTTTATATAAATTATGTAAACCCTTATTTAAATCTGGTGCTAAATCTTTGAAAGTTTTGTTTAAAAAACTGCCTGATAAAGATTGTGCAATACCAGTTATCTTTCTAGATGCACTGTCAATGATTCTAAATTTATCTTTGGAACTTGAAGCAGCAACTTCGTTGACAGCATTTTCAATTTCAGATTTTACCTTTGCAATTGAGTTCTGATTGTTTCCACCAAAAGTTATTACTTTGTTTATAGCAACACTAGCAGATACTTCTTTCTTTTTTGTTTTTTCCTCAATTTTATCAGCTAAATTTTGGTCAGTTTGTCTTGGTGATACTTGGACTGTGCTTCCTGATGAATCTCCAGACTCATTTTTTAATATGTAATCATTTGGTTTAATATTCTTTGTATATCCAGTAAACGCACTAAAAGGAACTGTGTATCCATCTAAACTTCCAAAATTATAATCCGAACTTGTATTGGCAAACAATCCCATGATCATTGGAAGTTGTGCATCATCACCATCAAGAAAGAATCCTAGAACTGTGTCGCCTGGCGATATTCTAAGAGATCTACCACGATTAGCTTTACCAGAACCTCCTTGAGGTGATAGTAGTACATGTGCCCAAGGAAGATCTTTATTAGGCAATTCAGTTTCATTGGGAGGATGATATCCAAAAATTCGTACCTTTAATCTGCAACCCCAAGCAGACCCAGATTGTTTTAATTGATCACCTTGAGCATCTTCAGGTGCAACTTGCCCTATCCACCAACGAAATCCATCTTTACCTATAAAATTTGTTTTTATTAAACTATTTTCTATCATTTTTTACCTGCTGTATCTTTAGCTAAAACAAGTTTCGAGTAAGATCCTGAAGTATCAAATAAATGAGTCAAACTCTTTATCATATATATTCCACTTATTTCAGAATCTGCCTCCTTTCTCTCTTCAGTATCAATTCTAGGAAAAGTTAATTTAATAGTCTTACCAGCATTTAAATTAGTGTTGAGTGGTATAGTAATTTCAATAACATTATTAAATAATTGATTATACCTCATGACTGATTGTGATTGATATCTTGATGGATTAGAATTTCTCTCTACATCATTATTCCATCCCATTGTTGTAGTTTCTGAACCTATGGTTCCGATATCCATAATACCAACAAATATTCTACTCGGTTTATCTCCAACTTGTTCATCGTTTATAACTGGAAAATCTATAGGTTCAGATCCCAAAAGTGTCATGTCTTCATATTCCTCCTTTGTAAATCTTTTTATTTCTGGTACAAAAGATAATGGGTTTATATAATATCTGTCAGAACTAAAGACACCTCTCTCTAATTTTGATATTAAATCTTGTGTTCTATTTACGTTTGCCTCTATAACTTTAAAATTTCCATCATCGCCATTTAAAACTACATCAGGACTAAATTCATATTCCTCTTTATATGGTTTTTGTTCAACTAAGTTTCCTAAACCTCTAAAATTAAATCCTTCACTTGTTTCGTAAAATAAAAACCCTGCACCAGAACCTCCAGAATCCGAACCTGATACTGATTTAGATGCTAACCATTCTATAAGAGTGAATGGTTTTTTAAGATTTCCTATAAAACCATATGGATTAGAGGTTTCATCTGATGTCAATTCCTTATCTGTTTTTAAATAATTTTTACATATATCTTTCACACTATCAGTTATAGTTTGAGAAACTGGAAACATTTTACCGACCTGAGTTTCAAGATTAGTTATTGCTTCTCGTTGTACTAAATTAAGAGTTAAAATTTCACTTCCAGCTGATTTAATAACATTAGTAATAGATGCTACATAAAAAAACATTCCCTTACTATCGAATGTCAATCCTTCATTAGATTCTGAATTACCTGCAATTTTTATTGTAACTTTCTCACCACCTCTTAATGGTAAACCACTGAATAATGATTGAAACTTTCCATCTTTACCTTCTACAGTGTTTCCTGTATTTGTTATAATTGCTTTTGCAGTTAAATACGGAGAAAATATATTTTCAAAATAAACAAACGAAACCACACCAAGTCTAATATCTACTTGCTTAGAACCATCTGCACTTAATATGGAAAACTTTTCGTATTCTGATTTATCTTTATTTGCCATTATGTATTTAATATGATTGTTTGAATTACTTTCATTGTTTCACTATCATTCATATTAGCAAAATCTAAATCTAATTTAGAATTACTACCACCTATTACTGCACCTTGATTAGAAGCTACTTGCACTGGTTTTTCAATTATAGTTATCGTATTCCTCTTCTTCCTATTATTTAATCGTACTTTAGATGTAGGTTTTTTAAGAGCAATTACATCTTTGCTATCTATATTTTTAAAAATTTTTTCAGTTGCAGATTCTAATTCCTTCTTAAAATTATCATCTGATACTGTCTCTAAATTATCACTTAAATCAAACTTAGTTGTAGAGGCAATTTTTTGATTTTCAGTATCTTTTTCTGCCTTTGTACCAAACATATTTGATATGTAATTGTTTATCTTGGTTCTTATACCCTCTACATTTTCTTGATTTTGATTCTGATCTTCTTCCTCTTGATTTTTTACATCAATGGTATCACCCTTAGATTTTTTCTTGGTTTCATCTAATTTTGCTAATAATACATCACCCATCTTATCTTTTCCTTCAACACTTTGAGAGTCATTCAATCCTAATTTTACTTCAGATGGTTCTACTCCCTCATTTTGATTTCCAGATTCCGTTTCCTTATCGGTGCTCTTTTTATTTTCAGTTTTTTTAGTATCTTCAGAAGGAGTATCTAAATTTTGATTATTGTTATTATTTTGAACATCAGTTAAAGAAATGGCATCTTCATTAAAACTTGTAAGTCCAATGTTTTTTGGGTTTGCTGCATCGTTTGCACTTGATACCAAATCACGTTGCATCATCACTAAACTATTCTCAGTTTTTTCAATTTCATTTTCAGCATCGTTTTTAGCTTTTAAGAAATCAAAAGAAGGTAAAGCATCAATAGCACCCCTTATCGCTCTTTTCATCCCAACTAATATATTAGTTACACCCTCTACAAAACCAGACAAAACACCTACCAATTGACGAATTCTCGTTATAACTTTCCCTATAGCATCAAGAATTTTAGGTAGTCTTGTAACAAACCAACCTATTAAGATAATTCCAAAGAAATCTAGTATTCTTCCTAGAAATCCTTTCGTGCTCGTTCTAGATATTGTTCCTTGTTTTTTAACAACACCCGTAACTGATGCTGCCTCTAATTCATCCTCTCTCTCTTTACGTCTTACATTTTCTCTTCTTCTACTAAAAAATTCGTTATCACTTCTTACTAATCTTCTTTTAAAAAGATTTGATTCTCTTGTTTTTTTAACTAATTCTGTTGCTGTCTTTTTTGCCTTTGTAATACCACTAGTAAAATTTGAAACAGTATCTCTCATCGATTTGATACTTATCGATGATTTTAATAGTGAGTTTCTTCTACTTCTTATACTCATACTGCCACCACATTAAATAAAGATTCTGTAAGTGCAATATAATTATTAGTTGGATCTTCACTAGGTATTGCAGGTGTACTATTTGCACTACTTCCCGAATTATTAGCAACCACACCAGATTCATTGCTGCCCATGTTAGTATTCAATGGTATTGTCACAATATTTGCTGATTCATCTAGACTTGATATTTGAGCAGCAACGTTCATTTCTTTCTTATTATTAATTGGGGTTACATTTTCACTTAAATCAAGAGTTACAGGTGAAATATTTTTTTCACCATTCGTAGTCGTGATAGTCTCATTATTTTGGTTTGAATTTGTTTCTACGCTATCATTGTTTGAATTATTAGCACCAGTCAATTCATCTGCTACTTTACCACCAAACATTCTTGTTAAAAAAGGTAAAGTAAGTAAAGTTAACGTGCCAGCAACACTAGAAAAAGGTTCTGGAAATATTGTTAACGCTATTGCAGCACCAGTTATACCACCGACTACTTCACCACTAACTCCAGCACCAGCTTGAACATTAGTCTGACCTTGATCTTTTCTGTCCATAAAATCAAAAATACCGAGTATACTCTCAATCGCTATATCAACTGGAACTAAGTAATTAAATGCATTTCTTAATCCTTCTTTAAATCCCTTTTTCATGAATGTATCATTACCTAAAATTTTATTCATCACAGTTCTATTCTTAGGAATTGGAATGTCGTCCGCTGTTTTTGCAATATCCTTACCAATTCCAAGTTTTTTAGCTAAAAAAGGTCCTACTATCGGTATACCTATTAAAGCCGAGCCTAATAATCCTAGTAAACCACCACCAGGTAAATTTCTGAAAAAAGTAATTACTTGATTTTTAAAATTCAAGACATTGTTTTTTAAATATCTTAATATCGCTCTAATTGGTGTTTTTAAGATTCGATTGAATGTAATTTTAAAGGCAGCTGCACCCAATCTACCAACTAAACCTAAGATTCTACGAATACCTATTGTAAATGTTAGTCCTATTCCACCAAGTATTAATAAGTCTTTTATTAATTTATCTTTAAATTCATTCAACGCATCAATATTATCTCCAGAAGTTAATCTAATAAATGTCAATGCCTTATCTGTCAACCATCCTCCTGCAAGTATCATAAAGAAATTACCTAATCTTGCTAGTAATCCCTGTGCTTTTCTTGCAATTCTACGAACAGGCATCAAAAGTGCGTTTTGTATTTTTCTTTCTAACTCACTTTCTTTACCTTCCCTTAAAGCCTGCTCTGCTAAAATTCTATCTCTTTTTCTCTTTTCGTTTTCTCTTTGTCTTTCTAAAGTATCACTTAATACTAAATTATCCTTAATAATATTAAGAGAATTATTAAGTGAACTGACCTGTACACTAACAGTCCTTAAATTTCTTGATAAATTATTTAATGCTAACGAATTTTGCTGTAGTAAACTTGTTGTTTGAGGATCTGGTTGTGCTGCAGCAGGACGAGCACCAAAAATACTAGAAGATACACTTCTTCTAATACCTCTGATTCCACTTGCTATTGGCGAGACTAATCCCTGTTCCTCATCCATTCTTTTCTTGTTGAGCTTTTAAATTTTCTTCTTCAATATACTGTTGTAAGAGTGAAATGTAAATTTCTCTCTCCCAAGGTATCATATTTTCAAGTTCTGTCAAACTATATTTATGATGCTGCATTAAGGAAAAATTCAATTTGTAGTATGACACAAGATCTTCATGTGCCATACTTATGCGAAAAAATTCTGCAGCCCCTCTAATACAATTTCACTTTCGACCTTGGTATTTGGATTGGTTACTTTGACTGCATGAGATAATTTTGGCATTGTTTCAAAGAATTTTTCAACTTCTTTGAATTGTGAGGAATTTAATTGATCAACGAATTCAGTCAATTCTTTTTTTGTACACTCCTGATGAGACCAAGACTCTTCATCTGAGTACACTTGATCTATACATGATGCAATCAAATCAAATGTATCATCTACATTCATATTTGAATCAAAGTTAAAATTACTCTTTATAAATTCATCTAAAGATGGATACTTCATTCTTAATGTATAGATTTCATCAAGTTTAATGTCAGTCGAATGTTGATCATCAGTTTTAACTTTAATACTATCGATGTTAATAGACATTGGAACTTGTGTTTTCTTGTCATCAGGACAAGTAACCATAACTTCAATTTGTTCACCTACAGACTTTCCACGAATGTTTAGAAACAAATATTCAATATCAAAGGTAGAAAGTCTTTCAACTTTAATTCCTTTAGATAGAATACATTTTGATATAACATCTTTAACTGCTCTTGCAATTTGTTTAGGATCTTGAGATTCCATTGCTAAAATAAGAATCTTTTCTTCCTTCACTAAAAATGGTCTGTATTTAATTTTTCTGTTTGACGAAGGTAACACTAACTCGTAAGTCGGTGTTGAAATGGTTGGTAAAGGCATAATATTCTGAGCACTTCAGTAAATTTATTTATAGTGGTTTCTGAAACCTATTATCTCTGATACTGTGATATTACTTGATTTGTAAGAAACTTTTCTGCATTTCCTATATCAGGATTATCTGTAATATTAATATTATTACCAAATCTTTGTGCTAATGTGCCATCGTTCAATAATGCTAAACTATTTTGTGTTGTGATTTGATTTAAAAATGTATCATCATTATAACTATATGCTCCAGTACCCGAAGAACCAGACCCACTCTTATTATTTAAATCTAAACCAAGTGCTCTTGCAAGTGAAGATGATTCACCACAAATATAACGATCATAACTAAATGATGCTGTTGCTTTTAAAACTGTAGAACTTTGATAAGAAACTTTTGTTGAATTGAGTGACATTGGAAATAAACCTACAAATCTATACTCTAAGAATTGAAAATGATTTTTTTCAAATTTTACAATTCTAGTATCATTTGACTTATAATCGTCAGGATACTGCATTCTAAAATAATATGCGTCTCCTGATGGATTCTTTGGAGAAGCACCAGAAATATATTCCATCCAATGTTCTAAGAATCGAAGTGATTTATACTCATTATCTACATAAAATTCAAAATTTATTTGAGTAAAGTTTCGAGTATGTGCAAATCTCTCAACTACACCTTGATAATCACCAGCAGTATTTTTAGTAGCCATCGCACTACCAGGTAAAGATGCATCATAACATAATAGACCTACATCCTCCGCTATAAAACGATCATTTATTCCTTTTCTTCTCAAATGAGTTTTTAAATCACTTGGAGGTAATGCAAATTTAACAAGGTATTTTGATGTCTGAGCTACATTCTGTAACTTAGGCATTATATCTGATATTCTACTCGGTCTTGGTGCTGGCACTCTAAATACTTACTATATCATACCTATTTAGATGTCTTACAAGGGAAAATATTATCCTTCATTTCCTAGAAAGTATAAAGGTGATCCTACTAATATAATTTACAGATCACTCTGGGAAAGAAAGTTTATGGTTTACTGTGATAAGAATCAGAATATTTTAGAGTGGGCAAGTGAAGAGATAGCAATCCCTTATCGTTCTCCAATTGATAATCGGGTGCATAGATATTTCCCAGATTTTTACATGAAAGTGAAAGAGACAAATGGTAAAATTAAAAATTATGTGATTGAAGTTAAACCAGCAAAGCAAACCAAACCACCAGCAAAACCAAAAAGACAAACAAAAGGATATATTCGTGAAGCATACGAATATGCTAGAAATCAAGCAAAATGGAAAATGGCTAAGGAGTATTGTGCTGACCGTCAATGGGAGTTCAAAGTGGTTACTGAAAAAGAATTAGGAATATGAGTAGAATAGATCCAATAATGAAAAATCTCATAGGCACCGAAAGTGCTGATGATTTGGCACAGGAAATACTTGATGTATTGACTGAGGGTAGTAATGTCCCTGAATCTGGAAACTATTATGTATTTGTATATAAACCAAAAACACCTGGCATAGCTTATGATGAACATCCACTCGTAGCTGTGACTGACGTTTTTCAATGGGGTTTTCGTGGATTAAATTATCATTGGGGTGAAATGAGACAATATACATTCCCAGAAGTAGTGGGTGGATTATATAAAGTAGATGAAATGGAACTAAGAGATTTAAGAACTCTACCTTTTGTCAAAATTCGACTAAATAGTTAAAAAATTAATATTTCATGGGACAAGGTTCATACTCAAAAACGTTTACAAAAGATTTTAATGCAGCAATATCAAGTGGTATGTCTCGTGGTGATGCTTTAAAATTTGCATCATCAATGGTAAATAATACTGGTAGATCTGATGTATTTCAGGTTAGTAGAGGTAATGGATCAAGCAATCAAGTTTTATCATATCCAATAAAGAGAAACAATAATGAAAAAACTGGTGATACATTAATGATAAAATGTATTCAGTATCGCCCACCTAAAAATGGGTCAGGTCTTACCATGACTGTAAATAATGTATTCAATACTGATGGATCTGTTGTTTCTAAGAAACAAGCGGAAGAACAAAAAATACCTAAACCAGAATTCTCACACAATTTTGAAGATGCGAATACAAGACTTAAAAACAATCAGATAATAAAGTACTACGTTGAACTACCAGCACCACAAGAAATTAATGACTCCAATTCAGTTACTTGGGGTGATGATAAATTAAATGCTCTTCAACTCGCTGGTTTGACGGTGGCACAAGCAGCTATATCTGGTGGAAGTGATGATGCAGTTGAACTTGCTCAAAAAGCGATGGCTGTCTTGCAGAGAGGTATTTCCATACCTGGTTTAACTCAAGATACTCAAAATGCAATTAAAGCTTCTATATCTGGTGCTGCTATTAATGCTTTAGGTGCAAACGTCAGTGCAGGAAGCATCCTATCAAGGTCAACTGGTCAAATTCTTAACTCTAATTTAGAATTACTTTTTCAAGGTGTCAACCTTAGAACTTTCCCATTCACATTTACATTTTCTCCTAGAAATAGTAAAGAGGCAGATGTAGTAAAATCAATTATTAAATCACTAAAAGCATCAATGTCACCTAAAGCAGGAGATTACAATGGTTCTGCTCAAGGTATATTTTTAAAATCACCAGATTTATTTCAACTTAAGTATCTACATGATGGTGAAGATCACCCCTTCTTAAATACATTTAAGTTATGTGCCTTAACTGGTATGCAAGTAAATTACACCAATGCAGGAACATATGCTTCCTATGGTGATGGAACACCAGTTATGATTCGTATGAACTTAAACTTTAAAGAAATTAATCCAATATACAATGAGGATTACTCTTCGGATGAAGCAGGTTCGGGAGTAGGTTTCTAATGGGATATTTTAGAGAATTACCAAATATATTATATCAATCACCATTACTTCATAAAAATTCTTCAACAGATTTTATTAGTGTAAAAAATTTGTTTCGTAGAGCGAAACTCTACGATTATTTGAATGAAAATGTTTCAATATTTAATAAATTTGTAATAGGTGATGGTGATAGACCAGATACAATAGCAGAGTCTTTATATAATGACTCTTCATTAGATTATGTTGTTGTTCTTGTTGCTGGAATCACTAATATAAATCACGAATGGCCACTTCAAGATTTTCAAGTTTACGATTATGCTTTACAAAAATATGGTGCTGAAAGTGAAATGTTTGAAAATCATCATTATGAAACCTTTGAAATAAAAGATGATAAAGGAAGACAAATATTACCACCAGATTTAATTGTTGATAAAGATTTTAAAATAGATGGAAGTGCATTAAGATTTAATTCAACATACACACTTATTTCAGAAGCAGGTAATACTCAATTAGATGATAAAAATGAATATACGGTATCAACAGATAATATTGCTCGTGCAGTGAGTAACTTTGAATATGAAATTTCTGAAAATGAAAAGAAAAGAGAAATTAATGTTTTAAGAAATGGATATCTTAGTATTTTTATTAATGATTTAAGAGATGTGGTTAAGTATGATAAAAGTTCTGGATATATAACTAATAATTTAGCGAAGACAGAAAATACAAACGTCATTTCATAAAAAATGGGGTCAAATGACCCCTATTTAAAAATTAAGTTAATCCAAGCTGCAATTACTAAAAGAGTAAGGCAGATTTGATTATATTTCATTATTCCTCTGCAAGTTTAGCAAAGTAAGATAGTGCATCATCCTCTTCTTCTGCAACTGCAGGAGTTGGTTTTGATACAGCAGCAGTTACTAACTCTTCTGCTTGACCACGATCATTATCTTCCTCTTCAAACTGTGGTGCAGCGGACTTCTTGTTTCCAAGAACATAATCTAGACGAGTCTTTAACTCATCATATGTCTTGAACTGGTCTGGTGCAACAATTTCAGCAAGTGAGAACTGTTTTTTCCAGAGTGATTCCATTGCATCATCGTCATCAAGTAAAGGACTTTGTGCAGCAAACTCAGAACTATCATAGTTTCTGTATCCTGCTACGTTCTTTGCTTTCAACTTGAAGTTAGCACCTTGCCAGAAATCGAATGGATCGATTGCTTCCTCGTCTTCAAACTCAGGTTGCATTGCTGCAGTAAGTTTGTCAAAGATTTTCTTCCCATACTTGTATAGGAATACTTTACCTTCGTTGTCAGGATTCGCAGGGTCTTTTACAACATAAATGTTGCTGACGTAAGTTAACTTACGCTTTTGCTTTCTTGCTGTTTCTTTTCCAGCATCAGTACCATTATTCCAGAGTAATGAGTTGTACTCAGAAACAGGGTCTTTCTGTCCAAGTGTTGTGAGTGAGTTCTCAATGAACCATCCACCAGGTCCTTGGAATGCGTGTGAATATAGTTTTACAAATGGTAAATCTTCACCTTCGGGTGCAGGTAGGAATCTGATAACAGCATAACCGTTACCTCCTTTGTCTACATCTAGCTTCCAGATACGGTCATCAGCGTTACCGCCCGTGTTGTTCATCTTCTCAACTTCTTTAACTAGTTTTGCTGTTAAAGAGCCAAGTTTAGACTGCTTTTTAAGGTCTTTAAAAGACATTTAGATACCTCGGATAAATTGGATATTTTGGATAATTAGATTATAACAGATTAAGAATCAATTGTCAATAGAGTTCTTAAGATTCTCGATAGTATTTGACATACCAGAGAATAATAACAACATATCAGTTCCTTCTGGGAAACCCATAAGTTCAACTGATTTTTGTAAATGAATCTTGAGTTCAATTGCTTCTGGGTCATCAGAGAGACTAATGCGAGTGTACATTACTTTTTGTCTTTCTAATAATTCAGTAAGTCTTTCTATGTGGTCAACTTTATCTTCACGACTAAAAGTTCCAAACTTCATTGCATTCTTGTAAATAGATAACTGCAATTCGTTTATCTCTTGTAGTTCTTCACGAACTATGTTTGAATCGAAAAAATCACTCATTTACGATTTCCCGTAGTATTTTTTTAAAGTTGAATACATTAATATTTAGGAAAGGTTTATACTTCCTTATCTTCAAACTTACGGTTTCCCATACGGGATCGAGTAGTTTTTCATCAAACTTATCTGAAAACGCAAATATAATATCAAAGATAACAAATGTTTCTAATGATATATCACCACCTAGAAATCTCTTCAATATAATCGGATGTCCTTTTCCACACTCAAACAACTCATCAAGTTTATATTCTTCCAATAATTTAGAACATTCTTCTTTAAACAGATAAGAAATACTCTGTTGTCTTCTTGTCCAATCTGCATATGTTCTTTCACCAGAATTGATAATCTCACCTATCCATAGGTTCTTTGGATTATCTGTGGTCACAAAGTTTGCTAATAGAAAATCAACAATCTGGTCATCAGAATATTTTCTCGATGTTTTCTCGAACCAATACTTATCTTTCCTTTTATTAAAGGATGTCATAGTTGCACGAGATTTACCACCATACCTAAAAAAGTCATACTTACGGTTCGTAAAATGAC